GACCCTTCGCGAGATATCGGAATGCGTCTGCGTAGTGGCTCGTCCAATCGTGCAGCGGCTTGTCCTTGAACCGCTGGAGCTTGTCGTCGTATTCGCGCCTGTACTGCCGCAGGGCGTCGAGAGCGCGAGTCATACGGGACTTCGCCTCGTCTGCCGATTCGCCCGGGAACGGATCTGGTGCGGTATTAAACTCGGTCGCAGGCAACATCATTCGCGCAGCCTGTATGCCGTCGTCCACCGAGTCGCGCTCGAGGATGCGAGGCTTGAGACCGTAGCCAGCAGCCACCTGTACTCGAGACTGACCGCTGCCCCATTCCTGCACAGCACCGTCGTGCGGCCAGATGTGATCGCCATAAACGTAATCCATCGCGAGCAGCTTCTTGACGTACCACTCGAGCCCGACACCGGAGCCCTCGAGCACGTTGATGATTCGCACCTTGTGACCGATGAGCTGGTAGAACCAGATGATCGTGGAGTCGCCGACACCGATATCCCACGCCGTGCCGACAGGCTGACCGATAACGTGCGGGAAGTCGCCGATCCTGCCGTTGGCCTCTGCGCTGCGGATCAGCTCCGAGAGATATGCGCCCGGTATGTCTGCGTCAAAGTCGCAATAGTATTCCTGCCGAATGATCGCTTCGGCTTCCTTGTCGCCGCGCTCCATGCGCAGCTCTTTGCGCTCACGCTGGATGGTCGCGATCGGGATCGACTTCGTATCCTCGACGGTGAGCACTTGACCGAACCAGTCAGCATCCTGCTTGGCGTATTCGACCAGACGAGCAAAGTGGTTCCTGCCGCGAGGTGTCGAGATGAAGATCGCCCAGCCGCCGTTTTCCGCGAAGATCGGACGCAGGAATGCCCACGCATTCGGATCGGCCATCGCGTACTCGGAGAACACCACACCGACCGGAGGTGAGCCCACGAGGCTGTTGTAGTTGTCCGAGCCGACGACCTGCCATGTGCTGCCGTTCTTGAACCGGATGAACATATCCTGCTCACGAGTGCTCTCGCGCAGTTCTGGCGGGAATGCGTCATCGATGCGTCGTCTGCCGGTGTGCGGGTTCACCGCGTCCCAGATCGCTTTGCGTGACTGGTTGGCCTGCGGGAGCATATGCCACACCGAGCCGACCCGGCGCATCATGGACACAGCAGCCCAATGCAGGCTGATGTCGTCCTTACCCGAGCGTCGGTGCCATGCCAAAGCGAGGCGCTTGGTGCCGCCCTCGAGCGCGCGCCATGCCGGTACTTGGTAGTGACGGGGCTCCCAATCGTTAGCTGGGAGAATTATCTTCGACATCCGTAAACCGCTTGACGACGACCGTCAAACCGACTTCGCCCTTGTGCTCGAGATCCAGCTTGTCGCCGTATCGCTTGGGCAGGAACTTGGATGCGAACCACTTGCGAGCGTCCAGCTCGACCCGGGCTTGCTGTGCGTCGATGACGCCGGAGCGCATATCCTCGATGACTTGCTCGGCTTTCTCGACCTGATCCTGCGCCAGAGCCTCTAATGCGCGCGCGTAATGGTCGCCCGAATTGACTCTCAACGCCGTCGTTCTGAACGTCGAGCGGCTGATTCCCACTTCCGCGCAGGCCGATCGCTCGGACATTCCGTCCTCGATCAGCTCTAGTACGCGCCGGACTTGCTCGGCTTTATCCATCAGCCCTTACGCTTTGCAGCGCCCTTCTTGGCAGCAGCCGATCGCTTCGTAGCGTAGGCGATCGCGACAGCCTGTTTGGTCGGTCGGCCAGCCTTGATCTCGGTACGGATGTTTTCGCGAAAAGCTTTAGCAGAGGATGACTTAATTAAAGGCACGGTCACTTTCCTTTATTACGCGCGCTGATCGCCCGGGCCTTCGCTCGAGCATCTTCCTTGCTGCTAGCACCCCATGCGCGCAGGGCGAGTGCCAATCGTGTCGGTCGTCCCTTCTCGTCCTTCATCGGGCCGGGAGCGTTACCCATGCGAGCGAGAAAGGAAGCGCGCCGCGGGTTGTCGCCCGACTTGACCGGAGCCTTGAGGTTCATGCCCTCGGCCTTCGCAGACCGGCGTCCAGCCTCGTTGAGACCGCCCTTCGGATTCTGTCCAGCCTTGCGCTGCCATGCAGGGGTTTTCACGGGACTAGTCTCGTTTCCGTTGTCGGCGTGTCTTTGTCTTGGTAGAACGGGATTCGGCCTTCGGTTCTGCCTCCGAGGCGGTTGGGTGCAACGGCTTGCGCGCCTGCGAGACGAGTTGCTCGAGCCGCGATCGGACGGAACGCAGCCGCTCCGAGACGGATGTCGCCAGCGATACCACGCCTAACCGGAGGAGCTTCATCATTCCCATTGTCTCCAAGTCTGGCGACCTTCATTTCTTCAGCGCGGTTTTCGCAGACTCGCGGAAAGACTTCGCTGTCGGTGCGCCCTTGCTGCCGGGCTTACGCATCTTCTCGCCGCTTCCGGCCTTGATGCGCTCGCGCTTGGCATGGATGTTTGCGTAGAGACCTTGTTTCATATCAAGATTCTATGCCGCGGGAGGCAAGTCGTCTACGGGCTTTTTCGGATTGCGCACCTTTGCGCCTCGCACAAACTCCAGCACCTGTGCTGACGGTGGAGGCGGGTTGCACATTGAGCACCTGATCCAGTCGCCGAACCCGTCGTCGATCCAGCCGCGGGTCAAGCAGTTGGGACACGGTGCCAGCTTGATTCCATCACTCACGAGTCGAGTCTCCGTTCGTATTCGTTCAACACCCGGCGCGCCCAGATCGATGGGCCATCGTCCTTCCATCTCGAGATCCGTTTCAGTACCCGTTCGTATTCACGCATGGTATGCCAAGCGATAGCGAGCGTCACGATGGTATCTACGTTGCTCAATTCTTCGTCGGTAACATCGTCGTCCGTAACGGTATACATGACCCTTCCCTCAGATAAGGCGGTACCCAATCTTTACCGAAGTCGAAGGGTTCCGGCAAACCAAGTTCGACGCGGGATATTTCGCGGTGAACTGTTGCAAGTTGTTGATTTAGATTTCTTACTTCGGCCCAGAGCCTTTGCAGATTTTCTTCCTTCATCGATGCCATCTCCTAGTTTCTGAATGAGCTTTCGAACGGTGTTCTTGTTTTCTATTTCGATGATGATCGAGTGATATTTCGTGTTCCAACAACGGTGCGTGTATTCCACCCCGCAAACTTCACATCGCTTTGGCATAAGGTCTGATTCTCACAATCACTTTGCCATCCTCACAGGCTTCGTGCCGGGTGATGGATAGCGCGTCAATTAGGCTGTCGTCCTCGATAACGTCAGCGGCTACGATCGCATCGAGCAGCGCCTTCTGGATGTTGTCCAAATCGCGCCGTCGTTTGTCCGGTGGGTACGCATCGATCGTCACTTGCAGCCGGCAGTTGAGGTTGTCCCGCGGGATTCCCTGCTCGAGTATCCGATAGGATACGTCCAGCCTGTACTGCCGACCGTCGCTCGAGATCACGGTGCGGCCACGATAGTTGCGCCAGTAATGGTTAATCGAAGGCGGCCAAGGTAGGGTTAGCTCTAACACGACCCCTCCGTAAAATCTCTGATCGTCCTGCTCGAGTCATGCATAGTCTCTGCACCTCGTTGTAGTTGTAATCGAGCATATCGCAGATCCAGCGCAAGCTTCCGGCTTCATCGCGCGGCGAATAGATCCAATACAGGGCTGCTCGAGCGATGCCTTTGCGGTTAGCGTCAGCGATCGCTTGATACAGCACCGAGGCCCAGAGCCTACGGTAAGCGTCCTCATGCACGAGGATCTCTCCCTGCCAGCATGGATGCGTACCACAGCAGCTTGGCTGCGTCCTGCTCGACGGAATCCTTTAGCCCAAGTCGCCAGTTATATTTAGCGATCTGGCCTCGAAGGTAACCGCGCCATTCAGCAGGCGAGAGCTGCGCTTGGATCGCATCGATGCATTCGATGTCACCAGCCTTGTAGTGCAGCGGGTTGATAGCGTCGTTTGTCATGCCAAATCATCCGCATGAATAGCATTCAGCGCCTCTTGGATTTTTGCAGATACTTTCGGCCAATCCTTTGCATGAATTGAGGCATTGATCTCAATGGTACTGGCATCTCCCATGCAAGAAACCATAAATATCACTTCGCCATTTTCATCACAGCCTTCAAACTGTAGTGGAAGCATATTGATTTTCACGCTGAAGCCCTCTCTTTCAAACGATCAACACCGCGCTGACCGAATAGTTGTCGCACAAGACCGACGCAATCAGGATCACCGAGAACCTTGGCAGCACCGATCTCTCGGATCAGTTCACCAGCTCGAGCCTTGATGGATTCGACATCGACGCCGGGTCTAGCGAGTTTGGCATCGAGTAGACGTAGACGATTGAGGGGATTTTCGCTAACTGCTGTAGCCCAGTACTCTGCTGAATTCTTAACAGCATAGTCACTTCGATCTTCAGCTTTCTTCTCTGGCTTCTGTGTATATACGCTAGGTGTATACATGAACTCATCACCCATGAT